CAACGCCAAACGCCTTCATTGATGTTATCATTCGACCAATACCAGTGTTCATGATTCCAGTTTGTTTGATTGCGTCTTTTCTGGCTTTTTTCATCGAATCCAATTTGGTTTTGGCTTTTGTCCTTTCACCATTCAATTCTTTTAAATCCATTCGTTCTTCCTTCAAACGAATTCGATGTGCTTTAATGTCCTTGTTTAATTGTTTGTATCTCATTGACCCCGCAGACACTTTTGACTGTTCTTTTTCAAGTTTTAAAATATCGCGTTCAAGTGCTTCAATGCTTTGATTCGTGTCTTTTACACTTCTGTCAAATGCGTCAAATTCTTCTTGCGCCTTTTTTAAGTCCGCGTTTACAATTATTGTTTTCGTAATTGCCATAATATTTTTCTTTTAGATAGTTCAAACCCTTCAACAAATGTTTGGGGAATTTTATGTTTTCCTTTTGCAATCTCGATTGTTTCTGATTCTGCGTAATAGGGTAACGCATGTAAAATTTTCAAGATCATAGTTTTTATTTATGTTAAAACAGACGCAGAATAATCGTTGACTTTGACCAACAATTCAAAATCCGCTTCTTTAGTTAATAAATTTATTTTCACACTATTTATATAATACTTACGACCAGACACAATCAATGTGTCGTTGATTCTATAATTCAATATAAATTCAACAGTCACGATTGCTTTTAGTCGAACGATTCTTCCTTTTAATTCAAATGTCTGGACAATATATTGTTCGTAAAATCTTTCAAACAAACTAAAATAATTTATATTTTCATTGAATTCGTCCCATTGTGCATTGAAACAAAGTGAATGATTTTGATTCGGTGAAACATGTGACGGACAACAAACAGTCGTTGAAGCAACACCCAGAATCACGGGTGTGCTTGAAACATCAGCCATTCGATTAAAAAACAAATACGGCGCACCGTCAACCGTTTTATTATCGTTATTCACCCACCATGCAGTTGAAAGATTTGTTCCCGTAACGCGTTTCAATGGTGATTGTTGAAATGGAACTTTTAAATTAAATGATTGACCTTCATATTTTTCTGGTGCTTGATAACGCAAGTCACCAAAGATTTCAGAATATTGTGCAATATATCTTGAAGCAAATTGTGTTTTTGGTGGCGCATATTGAAAATTAACTGCTGAATAAGGGATTGGACGCGTCACATCTGTTTTGTCAATTTTGACCATGCTTGTGATGTCGCGTTCTGTTCCTAGTGTCATAAAGTCATCAAATGTTTGAACATAAATTGTGTCATCATTTGGTTCAACATATGCCGTTAAATTAAATGTTCTAAATAACCCAGACAAGAAATCAATCACTTTCATATCTGGAAGAAAATCTTCCATGAATATTGCGTCATATAAACTAAAAGCACCAATTCCATAAAAGCCATTTATTGAAAAGTTTTTGTCGATTTGTAAACCAAAATTTCCAAGCGTTGAAGTTGCTGAAAAACCCATTGTTCCACGACATGTGATTCGAATGGATATGTCATATGTTCTTTGTTCTAATAGTCCAGAAGTTAAATCAACCAATGCAAAAGATGTCGTCACACCCGAAGTCAATTGTCTGTCTTCGTCAATGTAAAGAATTTCATTTGTGATAATATCTTTTACAGTGATGTCAATTTTATTTGTTTGCGTTGGTATTAAACGAATTCTTATTGAATAGGTGTCACCCGCGTCAACTACTAATTGACTAGACGCATTCAAAAAATTAGTTCCACCAACAAAAGTATAATCGGCAAATGTTCTTCGAATCCCTCGTTGATCTAATGCAACACCAAATGTTGCGGGGTCTGTTTGTGGTAAACTAGACGGTGCGTCTTTTCTTTGAAGCCACATATATAAATTGTCAAACATATCAGAACCGAAGAATGATTCTTTTCCAGAAGCCGTTGTCATATTAAATG